CGGTGTATAGGGCAGTTCCCTTCAATATGCGGACGTTACTGATATAGCCTATGGCAAAACTAGCGGCTGGTGACTGCGCACCTATTGAAACAGAAGTTGTTGGCCATGATTTGCTGTCAGAAGCACTATTTGTAAGCGCTCCATTCACAAAGACGCGCAGAGTTCCACTGGAGCGAGTTATTGCAACGTGAGTCCAAGTATTTGTAACAGAAACCCCAGTATCGAAAGTTGCAAGCCCCGGAGAATAAACATACAATTTAGTATTTACATACGCCAATAGCGCATCACCTGCGCCGTCTGGAATTGACAATACCGTAGAAGTCCCGACAGTTTGGTTTTGCAAATTAAACCAACACTCGATGGTGTAGTCTCCGGTGCCAAAACCAAAGGCGGCGTTGCTGGGCGCTGTCAGATAGTCGCCGGTGCCATCAAAGTAGTTCGACCAGTTTGCCCCATACGGAGTAAACGTACCCTGTGTGGTGTTGCCGTTGCGGGTGATCGTGAAGTTGTTGGTGCTGCTGTCTAGGAACGTGTTGTTCTGCGCCCCATTGGTGCCGTTGCCTGGAAGTAGAAGGGTGACGTTGCTGAAGTTGGGGTCAGTGTCAACGCCGCCAACGGTGGCAAGTCTTGCAAGCATCGACATCAGCGCACCACCTTCCCGTAAATCGTGGTCCCTGCATCACGGGTCCACAGGAAGACCCAGTCCGTCCCGCTGGACTGCAGCGTGACCCCGTTGCTGGAGAACGTCGTGGTCGTTGTGCCGTCGCTCTTGATCCAGTTGATCGTGGGCCAAGTGATCGTCGCCGCGCCCAGATTGACGCCCTCGATCAGCAGCTCACCCAGGTTTCCGCTTGGCGGCCAGTTGGTGATCGACAGCGTCTGCGAGCCGGTGTTGGGAGCCCACCGTTGGTGGGAGCCGTTGGTGAAGTTCAGCGCGTTGGTGGTTCCGCTGTTGAAGTAGGTGTAGCCGCTGTCCTTGAGCATTGCACGGGTCAGCGTGCTATCAGCGAGGCTTGGATCAGTCAGCGTCTTGTTGGTCAGCGTTTGCGTGCCAGTGGGCGTGACGACATCGCCCCAAGTCGGCGAAGCCCCGGCGCCTGCGGACAGCAGGGCTTGGCCAGACGTGCCGGCGCTGGAGCCGCCCATCTTCAGGTCGCCCCAGAAGCGGTTGCTCGTGATCGAGCTGTTGCCCCAGGTGGCTTCGTTGCTGACAGAAGTAGAAGACGGGGCTGAACTATCGCCAATGAGAATGTTGTTTGAGCCGGTAGTCAGATTCAGCGTGCCATTGGCACCAGCCTTGTACCCAATAAGAGTATTCGAGGCTCCCGACGTGACTTCAGATCCGGCAAGGGAACCAACGGCGGTGTTGAAGTTGCCCGAAACATTCCGTGCCGCTCGATATCCAACGCCAGTGGTGTCGCTGCCGGCCGAGGAAGATCCAACAGCTTGTCCGCCAATGGCGGTAATGCGGAACAGTCCGCCGGCAAGGTTTCCTGCACCGCTGCCGTAAAGAGTCAAGAAGGAGCTTGACCCACTGGTCGTCCCAGTCAGCGACGCAATCGTGCTCCACGACAAGGTGCCGGAGCCGTTGGTGCTCAGCACTTGGTCGGTTGAGCCGTCTGCCGCCGGCAGCGTCCAGGTCACGTTGGCCGACACTGTGGCCGGTGCCTGGAACGCCACCCAGTTGCTGGAGTCGGCGTCGGCGAATCGCAGGTCGTTCTGCGCATTCAGCGTCAGGTTGCCCGTCATCGCGCCGCCAGACAGCGCCAGGTAACCCGCAGCCGGCAGGTAAGCCGCCTGCCACACTGAGCCGGTGTAGACGCGCATCTCGCCGGCCACGCTGTTCCAGTACAGCGCACCCGTCAGCAGCGCGTTGCCGTCGTTGTCCAGCGTCGGGTCGGACGTCTTGCTGCCCAGGTAGCGGTCGTCAAAGGCGTCGTAAGTGGCCGCCGCATCACTGGCGCTGGTAGCTGCAGCAGACGCAGAGCCAGACGCAGCAGTCGCGGAGTTGGATGCGTTGGTCGCGCTGGTCGCTGCGGCAGACGCAGAGGCCGCAGCGCTGGTCGTGCTGCCGAAGATCGAGTCGATCTCGGTCTTGGTGTAGGCATCGGTGATGCCGTAGCCGGACAGCGTGGTCGGGTTGGTCCCGCCGGTCGCGCGCCCGTACAGGTCGATCGTGACGGACTTGTAGGTGCCAGGCGTGACGCCGGTGGCCGCCAGGTCAATCTCGTCGGCGCCCACCACAATGCGCGAGGCTGACGCGGTGTTGACGTTCAGGGTGTTGCCCGTCTTCGTCATGCCGGTGCCGGCCGTCACCTGGCCAGCGCCAGAGAACTGCACCCAGGTCACCGACGTCGAGCCCAGCGTGCCACCCGCGGCCACCGTGCAGACGTAGCCGTTGTCAGCGTTGGCCGTGCCATCCTCGACGAACACGAAAGCCGACACCAGCTCGGCCCAGGTGTCGGCATCAGCCGCCCTGCTCCACGCGCCCGCAGCCGCGACGTAGATGCCGTTCTCGGCCGGCGCGCCTTGATCCTTGACCAGCACGCGGTCGCCAGCGATCACAGACACGCCGTCGATCGTCTGTGCGCCCGACAGCGTGATGTCGGCCGTCGTCGCCACTCGGCAGCTTGCCTTCGCGTCCAGGCCCTGCGCCACCGTGTCGACGTAGGCCTTGTTGGCCGCGTCGCTGTCCAGCGTCGGCGTGGCCAGGCCAGTGATCGTGCCGACCGAGCCGGCGTTCATGTCCAGCGTGCCGTTGATCGTGACGTTGCTGAACGTCGAAGTGCCAGAGCCGGCCGTCACGTTGCCGGTCACATTGCCGGTCAGATCGCCCGTGACGTTGCCGGTGACGTTGCCCGTCACGTTGCCAGTCAGCGTGCCAGTGATGCCACCCGACGCAGACAGGGTCGTGAAGGCGCCAGATGAGGGCGTGGTGGCCCCGATCGTCGTGGCATTGATCACCCCACCACCGATGGTCACAGACGAGCCCAGAGAGGCCGCGCCGGTCGCGCTGAGGGTAGTGAAGTTGCCCGCCGCCCGGGTAGTCGCGCCGATCGGCGTGCTGTCGATCGTGGAGCTGGTGATGGCCAGAGACTGCAGAGCAGAGCTGGCGATCAGCGCCGTACCCGTGCTGTTGACCATGGCCACCTTGTAGCCGTTGCCAGACAGAGTCGGCATCAGGTCGAAGCCGTCGGTGATGGCCTCCAGCTCCGCACGCAGCGCAGCCGATGATCCGGGCGAGTTCGGGGTCGGATAGGTCCCGTGGTTGTAGAAGCTGTTCGGCATGGTCAGCGAAGTCCTCGGCGCATTGTGTAGTGAACGATGATGGTGTTCACCGTGAACGGCTCAAAAAGGTCCGAAGCACAAGAGACACGGATGGCGATGTTCTCGGCTGTCCCGCTGACCTCGATCTCCGACGGTGTGACATCCGAACCATCCCAGACAAAGTTATCCCAGATCATCGAGTCCCAGTAGCTCGACCTCAGGTCGGTCTCGTAGGTGGCGTCCAGCGGCTGCGGGATCTCCGAGCGGCGATATCCCAGGTCGTAGCCGAACTGGATCTCGGCGTAGTAGTTCCCGGCCAGCTCCACGCTTGCGCGTCGGAAGCGCTTGAGGATCCGCGGCGACTTCATGGAGTCATAGACCAGGTTCACGCTGGCCGCGATGGGATCACCGTCGAAGCTCGTGCCCTTGTCGAGCTGGTACACGAATCCGTTGTCGGATCCGAAGAAGCTCACCGCGCTGCCATTGACGTCCTCGCCTTCGGTGCAGCACAGGGCCGGGTCGAGCAGCTCGATGGGCATGGTCCCCAGCAGCTTGCCGTTGACCATCGTCATGTAGATCGCGGTGCCGTCGCTGAAGAACACGCGGTACTGACCCTTGTTGCGGTTCAGCGAGCTGGCGGTCGCTGAGTTGATCCGCTGCTCGAGGAACGGCCGCAGGTTCATCGTGAGCGACGCCGGCAGGAAGTTGCCGAAGTTCAGCGTCGTGCCCAGGCTGATGATGCCCCGGTCGTCCAGAACGTAGGCCTGGTCCATGTTCTGCGCGGTGTAGGGCACCGCGCCGGTGCCAGTGTTGAACGTCGACAGCGAGAAGTTGGCCTCGCTCGTGCCGTACAGCACCGAGGTGTCGCGCCTGGTGTAGACACCCAGCGCGCCGCTGGACTGGTCGCCCGGCAGCGGGATGAGGTTCGTGATCGGCGCGTTCATGGCGATCTCGCCCGCGCCCAGCACCGGGTCCCACTGGTAGGGATAGCCCAGACCGGAGAACTGCAGCGAGGCACCGAACGACAGAAAGAGATGCTGCTTGTGGACGGCCACATGCGTGGGCGTGTCGTTGGGCATCGTCGTGGCAATCGGCACAAAAACCGTGCCATCGAACTCAAACGCCCGGTTGACGCCATCGCAGCCGTACATGCGGTAGTTGGCGTCGCCGCCGCCAAAGTTGGCCACCACGGTCTCGTACCGTCCGTTGGGCAGCAGCGTGATCTGCGTAGCCGCCCCGCCCGCGTGCGCGTGCGTCGTGCTACCGATGCGCAGGTTCTCGCCCGTGCTGAAAGTACCCGTGCTGCTGGACAGGATCAGGCGGCCCGAGGCCAGCGTGGCGCCACCCCAGGAACCAGCCTGCAGCACCGTCCTGGCCACCACGCCCGTGGCACCGCTGGTCTGCCCGGTGACGGTCGCGCCCTCGGGGATGTCGATCGTGCCGTTGGTGAAAGCGAGCTCCTTGCCCAGCGTCACCTGAGTCCAGCCGCTGGACGTCGCCTTGAACATGGCCGCGCTGGCACCGCCGATCGCGTTGCGCCAGGCGTAGACCTCGCCGTTGTAGAGCGCCACGCCCAGCACGTTGCCGGCGCCTGGCACCGCCTGAATGCTCGAGCGGTACTCATCGGCTGCCAGGTTGCGGTACTGCGCATCGGTCAAACCGTCAGCGCTCACGCCCTGCAGCTCAGTGATCGTGCCCACTTGCACGGCAGACACTGACACGCCCTCCTGCTCCACGAAGGTGCCGGTCTGGCGCGTGACGACGATCGTGCCGTTGTCGGAAACGATCACCTTGCCGGTAGCCGCGGACGTCATGCCGACGATCGTGTTGCCCACCGACACTGAGCCGGTCAGGCTGCAGATCAGGATGTTGTACAGCGCGGCCGATGGTTTGGCGCGGCCGTCGAATCTCTCGTACCCAGCGATGCGGGTGTAGCCGCCGCTGACGTTGCACTCGAAGTTGGCGGCCTTGCGGGCGAAGCCTGGTGGAAGAGTCAGCGTCGGCGTGACCTGGTCCAGGCCCCCTGCGAGGCGGATCAGGTCGTACTGAACGCGGGGGAGTTGGGCCTGGGCCATGGTAAAGACTTAGGCCAGGGGATTCCCCAGGTACAGCTCAGGAAGCTGCTCCCGCTCGAGCTGATTGCGCAGCCTCGAGAACTGCGTGGTGCCGCGCTGCAGCACCTCAGGCGCGGCCTCGTACAGGCCGTAGTACTCCATGGCCTTGTAGACGATGGCCATGTGCAAGTGAGTCGGCAGGGCCGGCGTGTCGGTGTTCGCAGTCATGGACACCGGCAGGATCTGGTACTCGCCGCTGATCTGGTAGACGTCGTCGGGGATCTGACCCAGCATGACCTTCTTGTCGTTGGGCATGATCGCGAAAACCACCGGCCGGCCATTGACTTGCACGTTGAATCGGTAGGTGTTGCGGAAGACCTGGTACTCCCACTCCACCAGCCACTGCTCGTCCTGCACGCCGATACTCTTCTTCTGACAGCGGAAGGTGTCCTTCCACCAGTACCGAAGGTCAGTCATCAAAGCGCTGGTGACCGTGTTGGTCACGGTGTTCGGATCGTAGTTGCCGGTGCCGGCAACGGTCTCGAACGTGAACGGTTCGCGCATCCAGTTCCAGTTGTCGTGCATGCCCTGGATCTCGACCCAAGCGTCGTTGGTCCAGTTCACCAGCTTGGCATACATGCCAGTCTGGCCGGTTACCGACGCGGGGCCGCCCCCAGTCACGCCGCACTCGACGGCCAGACGTTGCGCGAGCTGCAGGTAGTTCATCTATCAGACCGGCTGGGCAAGCAGCTTCTTGAGCCAGGGCACACCCATCTTCGGGTTCGGGTCGTGCATGACCTGG